TCTCTCTCATCACCCGCTACCAGCAACCAACCACCATCACGGAGGAACCATGAAAACCACACCGATCTATGGCCTGCCCTACATCGAGGCCGACGACCTCGTGTCAAGCGCGCCCACCCAATTCAAAAACATGGCCGAGGGCTTCGAGAACGCACTCAACGAGGTAGACAACCGCAACACCCCGGCCGGCGTGAAACCCGCCATAGCCACCACCTTGGAAACGTTGGCCGGCATCACCGGCGTGACCGGCCAGACCGGCTACGTCACCGCCGACCCCACCGAATCGAATAACGGCCCCTATTACTGGTCCGGCAGCGCATGGCTGCCGTATGCGACCGGCACGATGCTCGACGCGCTGAGCTCGCGCGTCGCCTCGACCGTGCAGACCCTCAACGTATACGCGCTTCTGGGAGCCATCACCGTGACGCGCAGCGCCAACGTAGTCACCGTGCACGTGGAGGCGTACTACAACACGAAATGGTCGATGAACACGGGCAACACGCGAAAACTGCTCGACGACGGGAAACTCCCCTCGCCCGCGGCCACCCTCATCTTCCCGGCGATAGTCAACGGCCAAGGCTACTGGGACCGCCACCTCACGGCGAACATCACGACCGAGGGCGGCCTGAACATCGTGGCCCGAACGGACGTGGGCTTCAACGCCAACGAGAAAATGGGATTCTCCCTCACCTACGTTGCGAAATAGACAGAAAGGAAAAGCAATGGAGACGACCGAAATCGCGGCGTTGAGCATCGTGGGCGTGCTCATCGCCATGGACTACCTGACCGGCCTCATGAAGGCCGTCCACGCGCATGACATCAGCAGCGAGAAGATGCGCGAGGGCCTGTGGCACAAGAGCGGGCTCGTGCTCGTCATGCTGCTGGCCGAGATCGTGGAACACGGACAGACGTGGCTCGACATGGGCTTCGCGCTGCCGTTGATCGTGCCCGCCGCCGCGTACATCAGCATCACGGAAATCTCGAGCATCATCGAGAACATCGCCGAACTCAACCCCGAACTGCGCGACAGCCCCCTGCTCGACCTGTTCCGCTCCGAAAAAGAGAAAGGGGACAAGTGATGGACTACAGCACGCTGACCCCCGACGGCACCCTGCTGCTGAACAAGCACTACACGCCGGGCCGTGCGGGCCACCGCGTCGAATACATCGTCCTGCACCACAACGCGGGCAACCTCTCCGGCCAAGACTGCTGGAACGTGTGGCAGACCCGGCCGGCCAGCGCACACTACCAGGTGGACGCGGGCGGCGCGGTCTGGAGGCTCGTCAACGACCAGGACACCGCATGGCACGCCGGCGACCTCGCGGCGAACCAGCGCAGTATCGGCATCGAGCACGCCGACATCACCTCGAATCCGTGGGCCATCAGCGAACAGACACTCGCCAGCGGCGCGCGACTCGTGGCCGCATTATGCCGCCGCTACCAGCTCGGACGGCCCGAATGGGGGCGAAACGTGTTCCCCCACAACCATTTCTCGGCTACCGCGTGCCCGGCAAGCATCGCGGGAAGCCAGAACGCGGCCTACATGGCCCGCGCGCAACAGTATTACGACAACAACCTAGGAGGTATCGACATGCCAGCCAAAACCGATCCAGTGAACCTGCCCAACGGCGGCCAGACCGTCACCGTGGAATACATGCTCCAGGCGCTGATGAACCAGAACACCAGCGCCATCGCCAAGATCGACGCCCTGGGCAAACGCCTCGGCCCCATCAACGAGAAAATGCCCTACGACTACCTGCCCGCCATCCTCAACAACCTCAACAGCCTCTTCGCTGTCGTCGGCAAGATCGACGGCCAGGGCATCAGCGACGACCAGCTCGCCAAACTCGCCGACAGCCTCAAGACCGGCCTCGGCGAACAGGTAGCCGCCGAACTCGCCAAACGACTAGCCGACTAACGTGACCGCATCCAACGCGGCACGCAGCCGTGAGTCGGGCATGGCCACATAAATCTGCGTCGTCTCGACCGACGCATGACCGAGCAGACGCGCTACCAGATAGAGGTCGTGCGTCTGCTCATACGTTTTCGTGGCGTATCGGTGGCGCAGGCTGTGGCAACCCCAGCCGTCCGGCAACAGCCGTGATATGTGACGATTGACATAGGATTGCTCGACGTGCCCGTCCCAACGGCCCGGCAACAGCCAGCCGCCGCAATGCTCGATATAGTCGGCAAGATCGTCGGGCAACGGCACTATGCGCTGCCTGTCGCCCTTGCCCGTGATTATCAACGATTTGCCCAGCAAATCGTCCATCACGTCGCGACTGTGCACCTTCGCAATCTCACCGCGCCTCAGACCGCATTCGGCGGCCAGCCTGACCATGACCCTCTCTCGTTCGGTGGCCTTGTGCAGTGCACTGATGATATACCGGTCCGGGCATGGTCTCGGCTTGGGTTTGGGCCGCTTGATTTTCGGCAACAGATCGCTCGGGTCGTCATCACGCCGTCCGGTCGTGTGCAGCCAGGCGTAGAAGCTGTGCACCGTGTTACGGTAGCCCTTGCGGCTTTCCGGTTTCCATTTCTGGCTGGCCATCCAGTGCACCAGATCGTCGGCGGTGACCTCAAGCGGCGTCTTCGCCAGGTCACGCGCGGCCTTGGTCATCTTGCAACGGCGGCAACGTATTGTCTCGTCGCTGAGACCGGCCGCCTTCAGGGATTCAAGCCAACCATCGATATCCTCCGCCCATGACGCCGGCGGTGGCGTTCGTTTCATGCTCATGGCGCACCATCACACCACAAGATCGATTACGCGGCTAGGATAAACGCCGACAATCGGGCTTCATGGATTTGAACCATGTTCCTCTGGGCAACCATGTTCCCAGAGGAACATGGTTCAAATCCATGCCCCGCTACGAACGTGGTTATATGGCCGCTGATTTCGGTACCGAAATCAGCGGCCTTTCCGTTTACCGTGGCGATATGGATGAAAGGCGATCAGGCAGCTACGGTGCCCAGGGAAGTCGGCGATCATAAACGTCTCGTCATTTTCATCGCGGATCTTCAGTTGTCTAATCCACGGGAGGCGACAGGCGTGAAGTTTCTCAACGAAGCGGAAGCCAGGCACAAGTCGTATGTTACGATCGACTTCGTGCCCAGCTCCCGTTCTTCTGCTCAGAAGCGGAGTGTGGTTCACCATCCAGCCGACATCATCGGCATCATGCCGCAGCGGGTCAACGTATCGGCCAGCGCATCGTCCAGTGCTTGA